GTTCCTGCACGGTATGCCGACATCCGGCACCGAGGCCATGCTCATCATGCTCGGCGCGTTGCAGACATCCTACACGGGCGTGATCGCTTACTATTTCGGCTCCTCTGCCGGGTCGAAGGCGAAGAACGACATGCTCGCCAATCAAAACGGGAAATGACGATGATCGACTTCGGCGACTTCAAAGGCATGGCCGCTACGCTTCAGATCGAAGAGGTGATCGGCCTTGCTCAAGAGAACGACATCGAACCCGCTGCTTTGCGTGCTGTGATCGCGGTAGAAGCCGCCGGATCCGGCTTCGACAAGCAGGGCCGTCCGAAGATCCTGTTCGAGCCGCACATCTTCCATCGCCTTTTGTCGGGTGATGAGCGCCAAACGGCCATCGATGCGGGCATTGCCTATCCCAAGTGGGGTATGCAGCCCTATCCGAAAGGCTCGGACGCCCAGTACGCTCGCTTGGAGGCGGCGTCAGAAATCAATCAGTCGGTCGCACTGAAGTCGGCCTCGTGGGGCATGGGGCAGATCATGGGATCGAACCACAACCTCGCGGGCTATGGCGACGTGGAGACGTTCGTCTTCGCGTGCATGGACAGCGAGGCGAAGCACGTTGCCATGATGATCAGCTTCATCAAGAACGCGAAGCTGCTCGGTGCCATCCAGAATCTTGACTGGGCGGCGTTCGCTCGGGGCTACAACGGCCCTGCCTATGCCAAGAACCAGTATGATGTTAAACTTGCGGCGGCGTATGAAAGGTTCTCCGCAGAATGACAACGGGTCTCAACTACACGCAGTACGTGACGCAGATCGCCACGATGGCTGTCGTGGAGGAGACTAATCCTGCGTTTCTGACGATCCTGCCGCAGATGATCACCTACGCCGAGAACCGGCTGTATCGTGATCTGGACTTTCTGTTCACATCCGTGAGCAACACGTCCTACGCTTGCACGGTGGGTACACGCGCCATCAATGTGCCGACCGGGACGTTCGTGGTGCCTGAGCAGATCAACCTGATCACCCCTGCCGGGACGGCGAGCCCTGACAACGGCACCCGTGTTCCGCTCCTTCCGACCACGAAGGAGTTCCTCGACGCGGTGTACGGGGACAGCCAGAGCAAGGCGCTGCCGAAGTATTTCGCGGTGTTCGACGATTTTCAGTTTCTGCTCGGGCCGTATCCTGATGCGGTCTATCAGGCGGAAATCGTCGGCACGATCCGCCCGAGCAGCCTGAGCGTGAGCAACCCGACCACGTTCATCAGCCTGTATCTGCCTGACCTTCTGATCATGGCGAGCATGATCTACATCAGCGCCTATCAGCGCAATTTCGGTCGCGCCAATGACGATCCGCAAATGGCCGTGACGTATGAGAGTCAGTATCAGGCGCTTCTGAAGGGCGCGATGATCGAGGAGAACCGGAAGAAATTCGAGGCTGCGGCGTGGTCTTCGCAGTCGCCTTCTCCCGTCGCTACCCCGACGAGGTAAGCGATGCCTTACGCTTCGTTCAAAATCCTCCCCGGCGTGGATCAGAACAAGACCCCCGCCCTCAATGAGGCTGCGGTCTCCGAAAGCCAACTGATCCGGTTCATTCCTGACAGGACGCTCGGCGGTCTGGTGCAGAAGCTTGGCGGTTGGCAGAAGTACCTCAGTAGCTCCGTCGCCTCCGTAATCCGCGCTCTTTGGGCGTGGGAGGACACTAACGGCAACAGCTATCTGGGCATTGGTGCCGAGGGCATCGCGCCCATCACTGTCACGAATGCCACGGGCAACGGAACCACCGTCACGCTGACGCACACCGGGAACTTTGTTTTCCAGACGGATTTTGCGATCACCGTGACGGGCATCAACCCGGTTGGATACAACGGAACCTATACGGTGACGGCGGCTACCCCGACGACGGTGCAGTTTGCGAGCACTGAAACGGGGCTATACAATTCAGGCGGGGAAATCATTGGCGGCGGGCGGTCCCTTGAGGTGGCGTTGTCCGGGGGCTCGACGTTCGACATCACCCCGCAGACCAGAACCGTCAACACTACCGTAAGCTTCTCGACCACAGCCGGACTCAATGAAGTCACCGTCACCGACACGGGGCGAAACGCGGACGCCTATGATACTGTTGATATCCGAACTCAGGTCAGCGTCGGCGGCTTGGTGCTGTTCGGGCTTTATCCCATCACGCCGCTAGGCCCGAACACCTATAGGATTTTCGCGTTTGACCTGACAGGTCAGCCGCAGTTAGCCAAATCGCCATCCATTACCAACGGCGGAGCAGTCCCGAAGTTCTTCGCAACCACGGGCAGCGATTCTGTTATCGTTTATCTGGAAGATCACAATCTGCTGCCGGGGGACACGTTCCCGGTTCTGGTGGCTACTTCCGTTGGCGGCATTACTCTTTTTGGCAACTACATCGTTCGTGGCTTAAACCCGGATGATACGGAAGACCCGGCAGACGCTTTCAGAATTTCCGTGAGCACTACTGCCGGAGCCATTCCGGTGACAAATGCGTCGGGAACAGGCACCGTCGTAACCATCACGCATCAGAACTCGCCCTCGGAAATTACGTTCACCAACGGCGAAGATGTCGTAATCGCGGGCGTGGACCCGGCGGGCTACAACGGCACCAAAACAATCACGACATCTACGGACGGCTCGTTCACATATGCAGCCGCGACCACAGCGACGTATGTCAGTGGCGGCACGGTCAGTGGCGAGTTCAGCTTTTTTGAGAACAACGGTCAAGTTCAGTTCGTCTACTATAACGGCATCGGTCCGCAGCCGGAGGGGTCGGGATACGGTATCGGGCCGTATGGTGCCGGTGGCTATGGCACAGGAAACCCGCCTCCTGCGGCCAATACCGGCGTGCCGATCAATGCGGTGGATTGGACCCTTGACAACTGGGGCGAGACGCTTGTGGCGTGCCCTCTTGGCGGGCCGATCTATGCTTGGAATCCCACGCTCGGCGATCCTGTGGCCCAGATCATTCCTGAATGCCCTGTGGTCAACGAGGGCATGTTCGTCGCCATGCCGCAGCGCCAGATCGTGGCATGGGGTTCCACGTTCACGGGGATCATCGATCCGCTTCTCATCCGGTGGTCGGATGTGAACAATTACAATTCGTGGATCGGCCTGATCAACAATCAGGCGGGGTCATACCGCATCCCCAAGGGCTCCCGCATCATTCAGTGCATCCAAGGCCCGCAGCAGGGGCTGATCTGGACGGACCTCGCCGTCTGGGCGATGCAGTATGCAGGGCCGCCCTACGTCTATCAGTTCAACGAGATAGGCACGGGCTGCGGTCTCATCGGCCGCAAGGCTGCGGCTTCCGTGAACGGCGTCGTCTACTGGATGGGCTCAAGCCAGTTTTTCCGGTTGGCGGGCAACGGCGTCGAGCCGATCCGCTGCCCTGTCTGGGACGTGGTCTTCCAAGACCTCGACTTGAACAACCTCGACAAAATCCGCGTGGCTCCGAACAGCCGTTTCGGTGAAATTTCGTGGTTCTACCCGACGCAGTCGAACGGCGGCGAGGTCAGTCACTACGTCAAATACAACTTCAACCTCGACCAGTGGGACTTCGGCACTCTGGGACGCACGGCATGGATCAATGAGTCCGTGCTCGGCCCTCCGATCGGCGCGGCCCCTGACACGTTCATCTATCAGCACGAAACGTCGCCCGACGCTGATGGTCAGCCGATGCTGTCGTCTTTCCAGACGGGTTACTTCGCGATGACCGAAGGCAACGTAAAGCTGTTCGTCGATCAGGTCTGGCCCGACATGAAGTGGGGCTATTACGGCGGCACGCAGGGCGCGAACGTCAAGATGACGTTCTTTGTGACCGACTTTCCGGGTCAGACGCCGATCCAATATGGTCCGTTCACGATGACACAGGCTTCAACCTTCTTTACGCCGCGCTTCCGTGGCCGCTTGGTATCCATCAAGATCGAGAGTGATGACATCGGCTCGTTCTGGCGTCTCGGGAATATCCGATACCGTCTGCAAGAGGATGGGAGGTTCTGATGACAGCGTCACTCGCAGACATCCTGACCACGCAGAAGAACGCGGTCGTCGGCGTCAACAATATCAGCGAAACGCTCTATAATCTGGAGGGCTTCCGCAATTCGCGGGAGGTCAGCGCGACGACGTTGCTTCAGCAGGGCGACAGTTGGGTAGCCCGCGTGTCCATCATCGTGGCGGGCAGCAGCACCGGGATGATCTATGACGCGCCCACCATAGCGCAGGCCGGGACGGGGAACCGCCTGTATGTCATCGACAATCAGATCGGCATCCAAGAAGTCAAACTGCCCGCCAATCAGGGCATCGTCGTCGAACCCGGCACAGGGATGATCCTGTCCGTATCGTTTAGTTGAGGAGAAAGCCATGCCGCTCAAGAAGGGTTCTTCTCAAGCGACGATTTCGAAGAACATCCGCACCGAGATGGGCGCGGGGAAGCCGCAGAAGCAGGCCGTTGCGATCGCGCTCGACATCGCGAGGCGCACAGCCAAGGCGGGCGGTGGCCCAATCGATCCGACGCTACCGACCTATACGGGCGTTCCTCTGACGGAAGAGGAAATGAACCGTCCCTTCATTCATTACGCTGCGCCTGAACGAACGGTCTCAGCGGCACCTCCTGCGCTTTTCACAGGGCCGGTTTACAGCAACTTGGAGCGCCAAGGTCGGAAGATTGCGCAGCGGCGGCTTGCATCCAAAGCGCCTCCGCCGCTTTCGCCGCCCGTCGAAGTAAGCCCTCCGCCGCGTGTGTTTGACCCGGTCCCGTACACTTTCGCGGCTCGCACGCCTATGGTGCGCGAAGGGTTTCCGATGGCACGGGAGAGGAGCGTCAGCCCTTCTTCGCCTGAGAACCGTTATATGCGGGAGACGATGCCGTCCCCGGCAAAGCAGCCTGCTCGTGTTCCGATGCCGCCTCGTCGGCCTGTCGAGGACACTTCGCGTACCGTTTACTACGCCAACCCGACATTCTCAGACGGCGATGCTATGGTTCGTCGCCTCGGCTCTGATTTCAAGCCGACGAGAGAGCAGTTGGAGAGCGGTGCTATCTTTGGTTTGCAGGAGTCCGCGCGCAGGGCTTCCGGCGGGGCCGTGGATCTCGCCCGTCGCGTGACGAAGCAGGGCGGCGGTCAGCTTGGCTTTCTCGGCATGATGCCGGGTGCGATGCCCGGCGTTACGCCTATGCCGGGGATGCCCGCGCCCGTGCTTCCCCCGTCGATGGGCGGCATGCCTCTGACGGCTGCTGCTACGCAGGCTTCTGCCGCTGCCCCGCAGCAGATGAACACGAACGATGTCAGCGGCGGCATCAGCGACGGCAATGCATCGGGCGGCTTCGGCGACAGCGGCGGTGCGGCCATGTACCGTGGTGGCCGCGCTGCTTACGCTGCGGGCGGCTCTTTTGATCGTGAGCCGAGCCCGTTCGACCGGCCTCCCCCGCCGAATGACTTCATCCGCATGGCCCGCGACATCGTCGGCGGTGCTAAGGACGAAATCCCTGTTCTTAAAGATGTAGAGCCGGGGCAGGCGTATTTCGGCGGGTCTCGCGGTGAGAGCGAGAAGGTGCATGTGGGGCCGATCCACAGCCCTGTCGCCGGGCGCACCGACCATCTGCCTGTGCATGTTCCCTCGGGGAGCTATGTTATCCCTGCGGATATCATCTCCGCGATGGGCGAAGGCAACACGATGTCCGGGTTCAAGGTGGCGGAGAAGATCTTCAAGGCCGCTCCTGAGATGATGGGCTCCCCCGGCATGCCTATGGGCGAACTCAGCGGAATGCCGGGTGCGCGGGCGCTTCCGGAAATGCCGCAGAAGCGCGCTGAAGGCGGTCGGACGTATGACGACACCGTCCCCGTCATCGTGGCGGGTGGGGAATACGTCATCCCGCCGGAAGAGGTGCATCGCATCGGCGGCGGAGATATGGACAAAGGCCACAGCGAACTTGACCGCTTCGTCAAAGCCATGCGAGCGAGGCTTGTTCAAACGCTCCGCAAACTGCCGGGGCCAAAACGCGACTAAGGTAAGGGGAACCTAATGTCCGAAGAAACGCCTATTCGTATCGCCACGCCTGAAGATGTCCATGACATCATGGAGCTTGCCCTTATCGGGCTAGAAGAAAACGGGTTCGTCGAACCGAGGCCCGACAGGCTTCTGCAGGAAATATGGCCTGCTTTGAACCTCATCAAAGGCGTCGTGGGCGTCATTCAAAAAGAGGGTCAGAAACCGGAGGGTGCCGTTCTACTAAGAGTCGGCACTATGTGGTATTCAGACGATGATGTGCTTGAAGAGAAGGCGATCTTCATTCACCCCGATTTCCGCAGCGCAAAGGGTGGT